GTGAGCGAGGGTGCGAAGCGGTTCTATGCCTCGGTTGAAAACCCCGACCAACTGCCACCAAGGGAGCTGGTCGGGCTCTTTGTCTATTACCTGACCGTCGAGCTGCAGGAACCAACGGCCTCGCGCAAGGGCGTGGACGCCTGCTTCACGGCGTGTGACCTGACGCCGCCGACGAGAACCGCGCAGTTCCTCTCCGAGGGCGTGACCGAAGGGATGTACGTCAAGGCCGAAGGAGGCTACAGGCTCCAGCACCACTACCGCGAGCAGTTGTCAAAACAGCTTGGCGCGGAGCATGTCGTCGTTCAGGCGAACGCCGAGCCCCGCAAGCTTGAAGCGAAGATGAGCCCGGGACCCGCGAAGGACTTCTTGAAGGAAACCATCGACTGCTTCGAAATCGGCGCGAACCGCGCGACGATTGTCATGTGCTGGATTCTCGCGATAGACCATCTGATATCTTACGTGATGGCGCACCATCTGACCGCCTTCAACGTCGCTCTCGGCAAGAACACCGACAAGCGCGTCAAGGTAACGGGCATCACTACGCGCGATGATTTCAGCGACATTCCGGAAAACAAGCTTATCGAGTTCACGCGCTCCGCGAACGTCATTTCCAACGACGTTCGAAAAATCCTTGACGAAAAGCTTGGGACGAGGAATTCCTCGGCTCATCCTTCGGGCATCACGATAAAGCCACCTAAGGTCATCGACTTCGTGGATGACTTGGTCTCAAATATCGTTCTGAAGTACAGAATCTGACAGGCGCGGAGCGCAAATTCAGAGGTGCCGTCAGGATCGCGCTTTGATGGCAAGCCTTGCCGCCCGGTCTGGCGTTGTCGCAAGAGACTCTGGGCGGGAATGCCAAATACCGCGATCACCTTATCTCTACGGGTTAGTCCCATTTTAGACTTACAAGGCGCCGCCCTAGCCGGTCAGTGACATGCCGGAGTCCGAGCGACGATTTCCGAGTCGCATCAGGCTGAGTGGACGCGCGGTCGCATGGATCGAGCACGAAGTTCAGGCATGGATAGCAGGGCGGATAGAACTGAGTCGGCGCTTCTCGCCTTAGGGTACGCGCCAAAATTTGTCTACGTCGATGGACGTGGACGGACGTTGGTGGATGTAGTGATCAGGTTTTGGCGCAACTTCGGCCAAACTCCCTCTTGATTTCTGCGCGGAAAACTGGTGAGGGGCGGAGTCGAACCGCCGACCTAGGGGTTATGAAGCACATACGCCCCCTGAAAGCACCGCAGAACCCTGCTCAAACCCCTGAAATTCGCCATGCTGGCGGGGCTGTGGCGGGCTCTATTGCAGGGTGGTAGGACACACTTGTGGGCACACCAGTCGCCGCGCCTTGGTCCTCGTAAGCTGCCAGTCGGGCACCCACCAGGCCCCCGCCGTACTCGCCGCCGATGAGATCCTTGATCCCGGCGCGCTTGATGGATTCGATCACTTCCTCGAGCGTGATCCCGAGGGTCTGTGCAGCATTGCCGGCGCTGACGTACCTTTCTTTCTCCATGCGCCCATTGAGGCATTAGCAACAGTGGGACGCAATACTCCTGATTCCAAAGGTGATACATGAGCATTCCCTACGAAACCGCGACCGCAGGCGATCGGGCCATCAATGAGATGCAGAAAACGCTATCAGCCTTCGGCTGCCAGTCCTTCGGCTCGATGGTCGATCAGGAGCGCGGCTGCATGATCGTGGCCTTCAAGTGGCGCGACCGTCAGGTGCATCTCGAGGCGAGCTGGAAGGGCTATGCGCAGGCTCTACTCAAGAGCCAAGGCCATCTCAAGGGCTACGGCGAAACGCAGCGAAAGCGCGAGGAGAAGGCGCTGGAGCAGGCCAGGATCAGCGTGTGTTCAGTCCTGCGGGATTGGGTGAAGGGACAGACCACGGCGGTCGAGTGCGGCGTGCTGACTTTCGAGGCGGCATTCATGCCGCACATGCTGCTCAAGGATGGCCGGCGCGTACTCGATGCTGCGCAGGCCGCGAACCTGTTGCCGCCACCGGAGGAGTCGAATGTCCTTCAACTCACGAAGAACAGCGGGTAGAGACACGGCTGTTACATGACCGAACCATGCGAGATCACTACAAGTACCAGCCATTCATTCAAGGTTGGAGACGTGCTGCATATAGACTTGCGACTTGAGCGCCCGCCTTGGTGGCAGCTTCGCCGCTTGTGGCATTGGTGGCGGCATCCATTCCGTGAGCCGCGCACAGCCGTGATTAGCTCAACTACCAGTTCAACTGTTAGTGCGTCAGCGGGGCAGAAATGAAACCCAAGAAAAAGCGCAGACCATCTGAGCGGCAGCGATTCGAGCGCATGCTTCACGATGATTGGGGCATGGACCGCGCCGAGATCAAAGAATCTCGCAACCAGCACGGCTACGAACTCCAACACTTGGACTATCTATGGCTCGGCTGGCAAGCGAGAGCACTTCACAATGGAACATGACCTCTGCTGGTGCGGCGACCGGCACACGCCGACGTGCCCGACCTGCGATAAGTGCGGGGCTCCGGTGCAGACCGGGGTAATGGCGCTGCTGTGCCCGCTACGCACCCAGTGCTTTTTCTGGCCTGAAGGCGAGACCGAGGAGAGTTTGAAACCGTGGTCGGACGTCATACGACCTGTCAGCGCAACCGAGCCGCGTGGATAAAACCGCACTCATCTCGCCATGCGGCGCGTACCGCTTCCGCCTTGGTCGGCGCTGGTCAGCGGAACAGTGCGTGCTGTGGGTCATGCTGAATCCAAGTACGGCCGATTCCGAGCAGGACGACCCGACGATCAGGCGTTGCATATTGTTCGCGCGAGATTGGGGTTATGGAGCGATCCTCGTAGGCAACCTGTTCGCATTGCGCGCCACCGATCCGAATGACCTACAGCGCCACCCTGAGCCTTGGGGTATTGGCAATACGCTGCACTTGCGGCAGATGGCGATTGAATCCGATCTGGTAGTGGCGGCTTGGGGTGCTAACCGAATGGTGAGCGAGCTTCACGCGGATAGCGTCATGGGCAACCTCGATGATCGCCCCATCAAGTGCCTAGGCAGAACGAAGAACGGCGCCCCGCGCCATCCGCTGTACGTCGCGGCCAGAACGCAACTGATCGACTACGGGTAAAGTAATCGTGCGATGAGATACGAGCCAGGAATGCGCGTGATTTTCACCAAGCGAGGCGAATCCAGCTACTACGACACGGACTGGCCAGCAACGTATGTGAAGGTCTCAGCGTCAGGCCGCCATGCCATTCGCCTCGACGGACAGAAACGCATGCGGTTCGTAAAGGACTGCAACCTCAGGGCCGTAACCATGCATGACAGCGCAGACGAGGGGCAAACATGAGCAAACCATTGAAACCATCGCCGGCACTTCTATCGAAGCTCGGCTCGATCATCGTGCATATGCTGGAATCGCATTCTCCGGCCGGTCACGCATTCGACGAGGTAGCGTTAACCGCGCTCCTCAAGGATGACGATGTACTTGAATGGATGCGGCAGATGAATGAGCTGGCGCTGCTGCCGTTGAAACGCTGAAACCGCAGGAGTGACTGCCAATGAGTGATTTGCCGATGGGGCCGGAAGACATCCGCGACGATGATGAGAAAGATGAAGCCGACCGCAATGCGTTGCTCGCCAAGGTGCCGGAAGTCTGTCCCGCATGCGGCTGCGATGATCTGCACAGCGGATCGGTTGGCGGGCAGGACGCCGTGTGCTGCATGAATTGCGTCTGGTCTGTGGTGCTTGAGACGTTACGTGATTCTGTAACCGTGTCAGGGAGTGGACAGTGAGCGACATTTCAACCGATGAAATCGAGATTCTCGCCATTCGTGGCGCATACGATGAATTGAAGTGCCTTGACCCAGAAGGGCGCGAGCGAGCTATGGAGTGGCTTCGTGCCCGGTTTGAAGATGAGCGCATCAAGGGCCACATTGCCCGCGAGGCAACGGCGCGCGAACGGATTGCGAGGCGCGCTTATCAGCGATTGGCGGCAAACGCTCTCTGGACCTTGACGACGTAGTCCTGGCAGGCGATCAGCCTTACGGTCTGGATGTCGGCGTCGCGGACGAGCTCGACGAGCCCCGGCCCGACGTCAGGACCGTCTCCAGCCGCTCGAGGAAGTTCGTTTCGACCGGCGGCACCATGATCGCCGCTGGCGGCTCCGGCAACTGCGGGCACTTCGCCACCACGGGGACACTGGCGCACGCGCACAGGCCCAATGCGGCCAACAGCATCGCGGTAGCGAGCATCGAGTTCAGCCAGTTTCGCTTGATAGTCACGGTCAACCTCAGCGCTCGCGGCGCGGGCTTGTGTCTCGATTTGCAGGGTATGTTCATTCGCCTTCTGCACCTGTAGGGCGACTTCAGCGCGAACCTTGTCGGCGCCGTCGCTTCTTCCTTTGACGTAGCTGCCAGTGATGAGCAGGAGCGCAAGTCCAGCGGCACCGACATACAGCCATAGCTTTAGGCTCATGTCGTGCTCGGCGGCTCAGGCGGCCTCAATGGCAGAGGATCGTTCGGGCGCTGGCGGGCGAACCAGAAATTGCAGATACCTACCACGCTCGCCGTGATGACCCCGAGGAGCGCTATAAACGCTTCCTTGTACTCGACTGGCACGCGCACCACGCCGTACATGAAAAGGAGCAGCACGCCGAAGTAGCCGCCGATGAAGACGACTGACAGGGCAATTTGAATCGCGGCGGTGAGTGATTGGTGGCCGACGAGTGTTTTCATTTAGGCCATTCCCCTGTGCGTACCATGTCCCGCAGTTGCGTCGCTCGAGCGCCGACCTGTTTCGCCCAGGTGCTTTCCATCATCGCTTCTGCCGCAGCCTCCCACTCATGGGCTTGGAAGTGGCGCAGCGTTTCCTTGAAGCCGAGCAGGCCGCGACCCAGGTTAAAATGCATATCAACGAGTACCGCCTGCCTCACTGGATCAAGATCGCGCGCCCACGGGAGCGATGCAAACAGTTCGGCGGCGTGCTCCTGGATGTCCAAGTCGAGCAGCGCATCGATAATCGCATCCGGCAACTTTCCGCCGCGACGCTCGTCGATCAGGTGCCCGACTCCGATTGTTAGTAGGCCCAAACTATCTTCGTAGGCGTGGGCCACGCGGCCTTCGTGCATCTCGATGAGCTGCCTGACGTTCACTCGCGAAACCTCGCATGTGCGTGATGTGAAAGATGCTCGGCGATCCGACCATCCAGCCCGTCGATGCGGCTGTGCACGTAGAGCCACTCATCGCTTTGTTGCTTGGCGAGCTTGTTGATCTCCTCCTTGAGCCAGGTGATCTGGTGCTTCATGACCTGTACCGTGACCCACACACCGAGGCCTCCAGCCAGGAACCCGACGAGAGCGGAGACGATGACCTGCGACAAGACCCCGCTCAGTTCTGGGTCGGTCATGTCAGAACCTGTAGGAGAGCAGCAAATTGCTCATCGCCATTATGTAGCGAAGCATGAAATCTCCAGTGATCCGAGGTAATGTGTAGCGGTTTCAGGGAACGGAGCACGTAACGAATATGGCCGAATTTCTCTGGCTGATCGGCATCCTTGCTTGGCTTTTCTCCTTAGTGGTCGGACTCACTTCGCTCACCAATATGATTGGGCTGATCCTGTCAGCTGTGCTCGGCACGCTCGGCGCGGTCTGTCTATCGGGTGGCTCCATCATCAATGCCCTGAACAAACTCAAGCCGGCCGATGCCGAGAAGAAGGCAGATCAAACATGACGCGTCTCTTCTCTATAGTCGCGACAATGCTCATCGCCTCGCTGGCGTGCACGATGCACCACGCCGAGCTCGTGCCCGCGAGCAGTCCATCACTCCAGGAGCGACCGGTGACCGAGCTCTGCGCACAATGGCGAGCATCCGACGCGAAGGATGCCGCGATCGAGAAGGAAATCAGATCACGGGTGAACTGGACTGAGAGGCAGTGGTATCACGTCACTCACCAGGCGATCTCAGTCGGTGACACCGAAGAGATGCTGCTTTGTGCCTACGGACTGCCGGATGATTTCGGCAGCGTTCACGACGCACCCTCTGGCAAGCTCTATACCTACTTCTCGCGTCAGTCTACCCGCGCACAGGTGCAGATCCTGGTCGCCGAATCCAAAGTGACGAAGATCCAGTATTAGGAGGTTCCCTCGCAGATCAGGGTCACTTGCACTTCGTTGCTTGTGGCCGTATTGCCGCCCTGCGTGTAGTCACAAACGAAATTCGTAACCACCGTCGAATAGGGCGCCACCGTCGCGCTGAACTTGGTGGCCGCGCTCGTTGGATTATTCGCCGTGATCGATGAATCTCCGGATACTCGACGCCATGAGAACGTGCCACCGCCGGGTGCCCCTGCGCAGGTTGCGGTGGAAGAGGTGACAGTCGCCGGACTATTGCTGAGCTTGAAGCCAGAGACCGAGCTCGGCGTGACGCTGGAAGTAATGCTCGCACTCGGCCGCGAGATCTGTACGGCAACATCCACGGTATAGGTTGCCGACGCATTGTCGGTCACCGTACATCGCGCCGTGCCGGTGCGCACTTCGCCCGCCGTCAAATTTGCCGTGATGTCATGCCATGTCGTCGTGGCTGAGGTCGGCGAATTAGCGCCTATATTGGTGCCGCCTGCGGCGAACGTCCAAGCATAGGTATACGGCGGTATGCCGCCGGCCGGCGTCACCGTCACCGAATTCGTGGTCGCGTGCCCATCGAGATCGTCGTCGCTACCCGTCGCGCTACCTGGCAAAACGCTGGCCGTGAGCGCGGTGTCAACTACCGAGGCCTTACCCGGCAGACCGTCTCCGTTCGGCACCGTGGCGCTGACACGCTGCCCATCCGCTCGCAGTCGGATCCAGTAATAACGCTGTGTCGTGTCAGTCTTGCTGATGAACTTGCCGGATGCGAAGCCTTCCCAGATCTTGGTCGCGCTCGAGAAGGGACTAACCGAGGTGTATTCCCAGAGCTCGACCGTCGAATTGAGCCGGCCGACCGTCGGCAGTTGCCAGGCGAATTGAATACCGTTCCTCACGCCCTGGGAGGTGAAGTTGATGGGCGCTGAAGGTGATTCTATTTCCGGCGGTGGCGAGACTGCTGCGCCGGGTGCCGCGTAGTCGGCGACCGCTGGGTCAGCATAGGCTGCCGAGCTCTCCTCCCCAGCCGTAATCGCCACAAACCCGTCGGCCAGAAAGCGGAACCTCAGACACCGAAGGACTTTATTTACCCAGCCGTATTCCGAGATGGAGACTGAGAATGTCTCCCAGACCGCGATCTGCATCGCTTTAGGCGAGAGATGCGTGAATTCGACAAGGATCTTATTGCGACTCTGCTTGAGGATCTGCTCGGCGATCCTTTGGCAGCGATAGCTGGTGCGCGTCGCTGGCAACTGGATGGGGCGCGGCTTCTGTCCTCCATCGTCCGTCTCGTAGCTCGAATTGGTGCGAGCCGGAAAAGAGGACTCCTCCCACATGCGCGCTTCATCGAAGAAGGTCCCGCTGACCAGGTTGTAAACATCCTCGCCTTGCGGATGGGTGAGGATCTCAACATTGCCTTGAATATCATCCTCGTTGAGTGCGATGGCCGGGCTATCGTAGGCGCCAACGTAAAGGCGATATTTACCCCCAACATAGGAAAGGTGGCCGTTCGTAGCGGACAGAAGGATCGCAATGTTTTCCTGGTGTGTGTCTCCACAGGAAAGCTGGACGTCGCACGTATAACGTCGCTGCGTCGTCGCGGGTGACGCCGGCGGTATGCTCGGCGTCTCATCGCAGATATTCGCTCCTGCGATGACGAATGCATCGTCGATGCGAACATCCGATTCCCCAACCGCGAGCCGCTTATCAGGATTCGTCAGGCTGTAAACGATCGCGCCGCCAGAGATATAATCGCGCTGCGCCAGCACTGCATTGGTTGACCACTCCCAAGTCGTGGCATCCGCGTAGCGGTGCGATCCAGACCCGCCGTTCGTTGAGTCTTTGCGCGGATCGTAAAGTCGCCGGCCCTTTACGAGCCCGAAAATGGAATTGGGCGCCCCGCTCGGATAGACCTTCTCGTCCTTTTCCAGGCGGACGACCGAGTAAGCGATACCTGATCCCTTGTGCGTCGTAGTCCAGGGCACGCCGAAGGCTGCAGCGAGATTTGCATCGACAGCCTGCGAATGCGTGCCGAGGTGTTTCCAGATGAAGAGCTTGGATGTGCCGTTGACGAAGTTTGCAGTAGTGACTTCGCCAGTACTGCCATTGATCTCGGTATCTGGCACGAGCTGCGCGTCAATCCAGTGATCCTGAATTGCTTCACACTGGTGTCCGGCCCAGACAATCACAAACCAGAGATATTTCGCCTCCGGTAGACCGGAGACACCGTAAAAGGCGATATAGCCCGGCGTCTTGGTCTGCCCGTAGACCAGCTGGCGCGGCTGCACCGTCCCTCGGATTGTGACATCGCGCGGTGGACCAAACTTGTCGTATTTGGGTTTCCCCGCGAGCCGCTGGCTGAGCTTTGAAAGGCCGATTGAGAGGCCTATCTCGATGATCGCCGCGAGGATCGCGTTCGTAGTGGCGGCGGCGGCGACGATCTGCGCGACGGCTGCAATCGCCGGGACAGCCATCTACTCGATCCTCCAGGCATCGATGGCAAGTGACATGGGAACAAATACGAGTCCGATTTTCCCCTCAGCCGGCCCCAGAAAATAACGGCCGATACAGATTCCGATCCACTCTTCATCGCCGGCGCGGCCAAGAACGAAATCGCCGCGGTGCGCGCGTGAAGGGTGCACAGGTTCGACGCCGGTGATCGCTGTGACCATATCCCGCATCGAGCCGAAGCTCGCAATGATCGCGAGCGCCTGCTCCTTGGACGTATAGCCACGCACTGAGGCCGCGTAATCGATGCCGGTGATCGCTGCTACCGCGTCCGCCGCGAATAGGCAGCAGTCGTGCGAACCATAGGAAAACGGCGTTTCCCTGACGCTCTCAATGTTCGCCGCCAGAATCTCTGGCCAACCTTCAACTCTCATGAGGGCCTGGTCGTGCCTGGTCGTCCACCACCACCACCACCACCACCACCACCACCCGTGGTGACGACCATGCCTCCCCACTTGACCGTTTTGTTCTGGATCGCCTCGACCTGGTCGAAGAAATCGTCCGGGCTCACTGTAGATAGGAGTCCCTGGTCTTCGTGCGTGTAGTTCCACCCCGAAGGCTTGTTCCAAAGCATCAGGCGATTCTCGCAGGTGAGAGCGATAGTTGAGCCGCCCTCGTCAGTACGTATCCCCATTGTATCCATGCGGCCTTCCCAGAGGAGCTGCGGGGTAGCAACCAGGTCCGTGGTGTTGGCATCCACATATCCCACGTAGAGGGAAACGCTTCGGCCGTGATATTTCTCGGTGAGCGTCGTCACCAGGAGCGAGTTGTCAACGCCGGAAAGAGTGAGTTCGAGCTTGTCAGGTCCCAGGTCCGCCGACTCCTCGATGTTGGAGACAGCTCCGAGCTTCCCCAGCGCATCGTAGGTGTGCCCGTTGAACGTATAGGGACGATCGCCGGAGCAGAGATAAAGGATGCCGCTGGCGAAATCGAGATCGACGAAGATGCGATAGGGGACGTGCGCTTGACCTGATGCAGTAGTGTTGGCAGCCGCGGCGAAACGAGTCACACGCGCTTTACCTCATAGGCCACATACTTCCATCCCCTGATTGCATTCGCCGCCCAGGCCTGCGCCCACAATCGCCAACGAAAACGACGCCGCACCAAGATCTCATTGGCGGCCGGCGCGCGATTGCCCCATTCGGCGAGCGGACTGAGAAACCAAATCGTGACCTCGTATCTCATGCGTCGAGCGACTCCTCGAACACGAAATCGAAATCACTGAGACCGCCCGCTTCGTCGCTCCATCCGCCTTCGTTGTCGGCAAGAACGCAGCGCGCCATCGGAGTCTGGAAGATGACGGGGGTATTGTCCGTGATACCTGCGCTCCGGAGGTTTGGCTCGAATTGCAGATAACCCAAGCTAGCCGCGTCAGAATTCAACGGCGTCGTGGCACGATGCAGCCCGGAAGTCGGGATCTCAAACAAGTCGCCGGGAAGCACCAATCCATTGATGCTGACGGGCAGACCTTTGAGGTACAGAGAAGAACCCGTCTGCGGCACACCATCAGAATCGGTGACCGTGGTGGTCTGCCCGAGACGAATCGGCGTTGACGATTTCGCGAAAGCCATCCGGCCGACGCCGATATCGCCAGTCGTCACGCCGGTATAAGAAACCGTCGTTCCACTCTGCACAAGTAGAACGCGCCCGCGCACAGTGGTTTCGGTATCCGTCGTCCCAACCACTGCGCAGTACCACCAGCCACTTCCCAACGACCGGATGAAGGAGCGAGCGTTGGCCGCCACGCCCGTCGTGGATGTCGAGACGACTGTACCGCCGCTAACGTCAAAGATCGCCTGGAAGAAATCCGTGGTCGAAGTGTCCTGCACGCGCAGGCACACCCGGGTCCGCGCATTACTATCGGAGCCGATTCGAAACGCACCGGCCAGACACCATTCTTCGGCAGCTGCAGGCTTGGTTTCGTCCTGATGGACAGAATGACTGCCCGTCGAGGTGTCTTCCCTGATGCGCTCGCCCGTGACCGATCCATCAAAGGTCGTGAATGCGTTCGCGTCTACTGTCGATCCGAGCTTGGTCCAGTCCGCGTGATCAATGGCGTCCGATTGTGTGAATTGGTTCGGAGCGTTGTCGACGAATGCGCATCTCGAGAGTGAGCACCACGGAACGGATACATAGGCTCCGGCGGAGAATCCACTCGAATCGGCAAACACAGCAGGGTACTGATTCTGCGGGCTATTGCTGACGGCTACGAAACTGGCGGTTCTAAGGCCACGCAAAGTCTGATAATCGTTAACCTGTTGTATGCTGCCGTTTGTTGCCACGCCAATCGTTCGGCCGGCAGATTGCGCGCCATCCATGATCATGGAACGCAGAACAAAAGGTGCATAAAGAACCGGCAATGCAATACTCTGGTAAAGCGATACGTTGGCCGCAGGCGTCGTCGCCGTGACGCGCATGACTCGATCGCTAACCGTCAACGCGGCGTTGACCGAATTCCAACCGTTTGTGCCATTAGAGAAGTCGTTATTCGGGATCAGCTCGGCAGCAGGAAAAGATCCGCGGATCGCATAAGACGGATCGAACACGTAGCAACGATTACCCATGCCACGCAGTGCAGCGCGCAAGGATTTGAGCGCAGCGCGGCTCGAGTACGTCTCGCGATCACTAGCCGCGGTGGTGGCGAGAGCAATCCGCATACGATCGCCCGCCCGCGACACGCTGCGCGTGGCTCCGGTGAAGATGGACCGCGAGGCCGCAGTGTTCGAAACCAGATCCACCCTGGATCTTGATATGCGGACACTTGGCGGGAAGATGAGATCAGTCATCAGAACCTGCCACGTCGCTTTAGATCCCTCATCCGCGCGATCGTGATATCCGACACGCGTTCGGCCAATGCCAGCCCGTTCTCGCCCTCTCTCTGCGTAACGTTATTGGTTATGTGGACAGCACCACCACCGCCGTCGGGCGAAATGCTCACGCGCTCGCCGCGTGTCGCGCGAAAGGCCACGAGGTTTGCGTCCGTACCGCCGCGACCGCCTACGGTGAACGAGCCTCCAGTGGCGTAGGCCGGCACTCCACCACTACCGCCGCTGCCACCGCCACCGCCCGAACTACCGCCGCCGATGACGCTGGCGAACAATGAACCAAGCGAGTTCCAGAACCCGCCGCCACCGCCTGACTTGCCCCCGCCAACATGCGCGAGCGCAGTGCTGATGGTATCTATCGCCTTGAGGATTTGACGATTCGCGAGCTCCGCGAGGATTGCTTTACCCAGCTGCTTGAACGAATACGTGCCGCTCATGCGCACGTCTTCGAAGACTTGCTCATAGAAGTTGCGCAGCTGCTCCGTCTGATACTTCTCCGCCGCGAGCTCGCCGTCACGCCGCTCCTTCATCGCCTGGAAATAGACATCGTTCTTGCGCTCGGCGGCCGCCGCTTCGGTGTCGACCGACTTCTCGATGTAGGCGGCGTCGAACTTGTCCTCCGTGTCGTGGCGCTGCTTGGTGAACCAGTCGTTCCACTTCTTAGCCTCTTTCGCGGCGTTCTCGGCGGCACTGGCCGCGGCAAACCCCGGCGCCTTCTGTTCCTGAGCGCCTGGCATGGAGCGGCGGTCGGGATGCTCTGCAGTAAGCCGAGCCTGCTCGAGCTCGAACAATTGCTGCTTGGCTGCGGAAATCTGCTTCAGAATACGTGCGAAGCCCTGCGGATCCCAATTGGCAAGACGCGCGCCGGTTTGTTCCAGATCTTCGATTTGCCCCTTGAGACTCTCGATTTGGCTCGCACCGCCGGCCATGATGCGAAGCTTGTCGAGTACCGACGCAATAGCTGGAGACACTTTCGCGGTCATCGTGACTGCGAATGCGCCCCAGGAGGCCTCAAGTTTCTTGCCGGCCTCCTCCGCTTCACGCAGATGATTGATCGTCGTCTCATCGAAAGATTGCCCGAGCTGCTTGGCCTCCTCCCTGGCTTTGCGTATGCCGGCGGCGCCCTTCTCGAACATCGGCAACAGGTCCGCGCCGGCTTTACCGAACAGTTCCACTGACGCGCGAGTGCGATCGGCGGGATCCTTGAGCTCGCTGATCCGCTGCGCCAGGAGCTCGAACTGCTGGTCGGGCTTCAGACCCTGAAGGTCCTTGAACTCAAGGCCGAGGGCATGGAGCGTCAGCGTCTGATCTTTGCCGCCCTGGGAGGCATTCGACAGCGAGACCTGCATCGCCTTGAAGGCTTTGCTCAAGGCCTCGATTTCTATGTTGTCGCGCTTGGCGGCGTAGGCGAGCTCGCTGAAGTCCTTGGTGCCGAGTCCCGCCTTCTGTGCAGCCAGGCCGATCTGCTCGCCGAGATTGATCGTTTGCTTGACGAGGCCGGCGATCGCCGCCACCGAGATGCCTGCAAACGCTGTCTTGAAGAGGCTCGACATGCGGTCCGCGGCGGACTGCGCATCGCGTACCGCACCACGAAAGGCCGCAGCCACCTGGTTTTCGCCAACGATGGCAACGCTGGCTTTGACGTCAGGCATCGGGTTTGCTCAGCTCCGTAATCCAGTGTTCGATGACGCGCATGGCCTCGAGATAAATCTCCGGCTGATCGGCAATGCCGCCGGCAGTCCAAAGATGCTGCCCGCGGTAATGCTGGAAGAGGTCCGTCCAGAACCAGATTGAGGAGGGGAGGCTTCTGCGCGGACAGCGGTCGGTGGAGAGGACGCCCTTTATTTCCCAGCGATTTGCAATCGGCGAAACACCGTCGACGCAATCGCACTGACCGCAGCGCGCCCAGTTGGGATCAGTGGCGCAGGCAACGGCCAGGATCAGTTTTTTCTTTCGATCTCCGTGAGACTCGATCGCAGCGTGATCTGTGTTGCCAGACCGCGCAGGATCGTATGGCGTTCCATCGGTTCGAAGAACCGCTCGAGATCGCGTTCCGTGTAGGGGACCGGCTGGCCATCGTGGGTAATCCCGCGCCAATCGCGGACCGCGTACTTGCACGCAAGCAGCGTGCCATCGCCAGTCCAGTTATTGACGGTGAGATTGAAGTGCGGGATCAGATTGAGGAACTGCGCGGAGGTGAGGGGCGCGCAGAGGAATTGCAGCTTTTCGCCGTCGGTCTCGACGTCGATCCACTGCGGCAGGATCTTGCCATTGAGTTCCATGGCTTATGTGAATACGACTGACAGCTCTTGATCGGCGGTCGAGTCATCCACCGCAAGGGGAACCCGCCGCAAGCGCAGGCCGTCGGCGTCCTGCAGCTCCTGGTCGGTGACGTAGGTGCTGCTCGCCGGCGTCGTCACGGTCACGCGATTGCCCGCGGTGCCGCCAATGGTCCCGGAGGCGAAGGCGAACCGGGTGCCTCCTGAAAAGAGCGCATCGATATCTATCACGCTATCGAGCTCGGACTCGATGACGATCTCGCCAGTCACGTCGCGCTTGGTGATGATGACCTCGCCGTACCCGTCGGCGGCCGCCATGCTCGGGGGCAACGCCAGGGTATTGTTCAGCACGAACTGCCAGGACTTGGCGACGATGGCGGTGACACCATTGACGGACACCGTGAGACCGAGCGCGGCCTTGGGCACCTGGGAGTTGTAGGTCGGCGAAGGTTGGGTTTGATCGGTCGGCTCGTTGAAGTGTCCGACAAATTCGAAGGAGAGGAGCAGGATCCCGCCGGCATCCAGGCGCATCGTGAAGGTGCCGCGGCAGCCCGTGAGGATATGGCGCTTTCGGCCACCCTCGAAGTAGTAGATCGTGATGGACTCGTGCGCGGCTGATTCTGGCTTGTAGGTCGCCGACACGCCGCCGGCGAGCGCCTCGTCGAACCCACAGGCTTCGATCAGCGGACCGATTTCAGGAGCCGTGCCAGCCGCACCGGAGCCCTTCACCTCGCACTCGAAGGTGATGCGCTTGAGCTGACCGCCATAGATCTTCTGCAGCTGACCCAGGCTCCCGCGAATGGCCTCGCGATCGACCATGCGCAGCCCCTCGGGCTTCATGTCGACGTTACGCACCAGGATTGCATTGGTGCCCGCCACCGGGACGGCGTCGGTGTTGTAGGTCGTCTCCGTCTTCGCGAGGATGACCTCGTTACTGAGTCGCAGTCCGCCCATCGGTTCTCCTCAACTTGGATCGGTGATGTTCATGCGATACGGGACGAACCAGCGATTGAGCTGGGCGCCCGCCAGGCGTCCGCCCTCCTGGCTGATGTTGGGCTTCTCCGCGCCGCCGTAGCGCACGCCGAAAACAAAGCCGAGGCCGAGCGTGGCATCGGCCATCAAAGTTATATGGATCTGCCGGCGCATCTCGAGGAGCGCGGTGGCGAGCGCCTTCTCGTTATCGGCCTTCACATAGGGTGTCAGCTCGAAGGCCGCAAGGCTGTCGATGAACGCCATGTTGTCATTGCCGAGTTCGGAGAACGGATCATCATCGCCGTACATGACGCAGAGCGCCGGCAACTCCCCGTCGTATTCCGAGAGTGAGAGCGTGCGCTGAATGAATACGTTCTGACCGAATGTGCCGTTCGCAACCGCAGCGGCCACGATCGCATCCATGATCTGCTGTACGCGATGAGTCGGCATCAGGAGTTCAGGATGAGTCGGCTCATCCCTGTACCGTCAGGCTCATGGCGACGTACGGTAAATGGATTTCCACGAATGCGCAGCGCCGTGTCTTTGCCGATCTTCAATGCCTCAACGTCCGAGGTCCTGCACTGGAGCATGGGCGCGCGGTCCTCAAGGCCACCGGCCGCGAATTCCTGGAGGGCGAACTCGTTGTCGAATATCGCCCAGAAGTTCTGACCGCCTTGCACGAGAACGATCTCACCGTCCAGAGCCTTGAGCGATTCCAGGCGGTCCGCGTCCGTCTGGAGCATCAGAGATTCTTCGGACGGCTCACCAGTGTGGACGAGCAGAGCACCGGGCCGCCCGTCACCGTCGCTACCACGCGCACGGCCTTTCGGATAGCGCTTTTGCGGATCACGATGGCGCCGTCGGCATTCTGCACTCCGGCGAGCGTCGCGCCGGCGACATCCGCGACGTTCGTGCCGCCGGTGTCGTCCGCATCCTGGACCTTGTAGGCGACCGAGCCCGTCACGGCGCCGGTATTGAAGACGAAGCAGAGATCGCCCTCGAACTGCGACACATCAAGGTAGGCGCCATTGGCCGCACCGGCTCCGCGCGAGGCGGCCGGCAGCATCTGCGTCTTCGTGCTGGCAGTGGCTTCGTTACCAAGCATTGTCTTAGACCTCCGAAAAAAGTGAGGCAGGAACTTCAGGCGCGTTTCTTCTTGCCGTCCTCATCCGCCGGCGCCGCGGGCGCGGCCAGCGTCTTCACGAGTTCGCCGAGCGCGGCCACCGCCTGAGTCAGAGCGGCAATCTGCGACTGCACCGGATCTTGCGGCGGATTCTTGATGCGGTCCGGCTGCCAATGCGGATCGTGTTTCATTTCCTCCTTGGACTCCTCCGCCTTTCCGGAGGCGACCATCATCACCGCCGTGTTGCGGTCGAGATCGATGACGTCTCCCGGATTGCACACGCCGTAGGAGCCTTGCCGATTGGCATAAAAACCACGCAGGACTTTCACCCGCACAATCTTTTCCTGAGCCATTTGAGTCTCCGTAGAGCTGCCCGCGACAAGAGGAGATCCTGCCGCGAGCAGCATCGTTAGCTGATCCAGTTATTGAGGGACGAGCTGAAACGTCAGCTCAGGTGATTGTCGTCGCGAGGGAGAACGCCGTCGGGTAGCGCACGCCGATGTCGACCGAGGCCATGGCGCGAACCCCGACGATACCCGCCGGGAAGTTTGCGTAGGGATTGACCTCGATCTCGAGGACCCCCCAGGAAGCGAGCAGCACCGTCGCGAAATTGCCGAACAGCATGTTGGCTGCGGGCATTTGCAACGATGCCAGGGCGCGATAGCCGTCGACCTGGCCATTGATCAGCTGCCCTTCCCAGATCGGTGAGGCGGTGGATGTGAACTTCACCCGTTGCTTCAGCAGACCAGCTACGGCTGGCGTGCTGACATAGCCCGAGGAATCGAAGAGAGCATTGCCGCCAGCCGTGTCCGTCTGGAATTCGACGATGCCCGGATAGCCGAGCGTGGTGCCAAGGACCGAGCCGATGCCCGCTGTCCCGATGATGCCCAGCGGCTGACCCGCGGCGCCGGAACCATTGAGGCCCGCCGCGTCGATTGCGAGGGCGACGATCGCGGCGAGGTCCGCCGTGACCAGACCTTCCGCCTGCGGACTTGACTGCAGCAGCATCTGCCGGGAGATCTCGGTGTAGCCACCGACGTTCTTCGGCGACAAGGCGAGCTGGAGGAAGGTCGGCTGGCTTTCCGTGATTGCAGTGGCTTCAGTCGAGAGCCAGAAGGCCGTGCCAGCCGCGCTCTGCTTCGGAATGGTGATGTTGTCACGCAGGCCTGGCAGTTCCGTCGTTCCCATCCGTAGCATTACGGACAGATTGCGCAGGAGTTCCACGAATCCGAGATTTGTGGTGCTCACCAGGAACTGTGAACCGCTCGCGCCGGCAGAGGTCAAGTCGCGATACAGGACCCCTTTCGAGGCCAGGTGGCGCACGACCATGTCCATCACTTCCGGGCCGATCGCCCGCTGCTGCACCTCGAATGGCACATAGAAACGATTCGGATCCGGAACCTTGTTGAGCTTCTCGCAGATCGCGCGGCTGGATTCCGCCTCGAAGCCGGCTTTCTTCCAGTTGCTGTCGCGGACGGCCAGGATCGCACGGCTCAGGCTATAGCGTTGCGTCTCCTTGGCCGTCAGGTCCAAGCGCGAAGCGCTCTCTGGATTGGTCGCACCACGTTCCCCGAGGATCAGCACCAGGTCATCTGCGACCTGGTTCAGACTGGCGCCTTCAGTGATCCAGCGATCGACCTGTCGCTGATCGATCTTGTTGAGCTTGCCGAGCTTGATGATGGAGGCCTTGCGACCCTTCTCATGATCGATGACGCTGCCCCCGCCTGCAGACGCCTGCACGACGCGAGTCTGAATGTCAGCGGTGGGATCCGCCGCGCCAGTGGTAGCGTCGGCTGTATCAACCGCCGCCGAACGTTCTTCGTCCATCGTAGTAACCTCACTCTGTTTGGGGATCAATCGCAATTTCGGCTCGCCACGCTGGCGCGCGCCTCGCCCCACCCCGACGGTGGGATCAGCGGGAATCGTCACGAGCGAATTCTCGTGAGGCTCCCAATCAACTACGTAGTAGATGGTCGGATCGTCCTCCGACCGATCAATCGGTCCGGCGACGGAGTCGAGTTCGCGGCAAAAGGCCGCTCGCGTGCTATTTCCGCTCTCCTCGAGTGATCGGATCATCCGCTCAAAGGCGTCGCCATCAATCTCGCGTTCCTTGTCTTCACCCTGCTTGGTCTTGGCCTTTTCGATGACCCTATGGACCCGATAGCCCACGCTCGATTTGGTGAGGACACCGCTCTTGACGAGCGCGACGGTATCTCGACCGACCTGGGTCGCCGATTGAATTCGCACCTTGCCGCGCAGCACATTGTCCGGGTCTGCGCGCGTCGACTTCGCGACATGCACGCCGCGCAGATCGTTCCAATCGTGATTGAAGAGAAGGCTTGCGCCATCATTGAGTCGCTCAAGGCGCACGGACTTGTCGTTGATCTTGAGGATCTCGACGCCCCACCACCGCTCGTAAGGCTCCTCTGATGCCATGGCGAGCTCGACGATGAGATCGCCATCCTCGTTCTTCGTACTCCGTCCGAGCCTCGCATCGCGGTAGAAGTTACTGATCATGTATTAACCTCAGGTGGTTGGACCGCTCTGCCGGTGCCTGATCATCCGGATTCGTGGTTACATCCGCCGCCGGAGCCGGAGCCGACTGTGTACTACCGGAAGCCGCAACCTGCGAAGGATCAGTGTCGAGAACCAGCCCTGCGGCGCCCGCGAGTTCGAGTTCCCTTTTGCGCTGCTCGACCAGCTCTTCGAAGTCCGTGCCGAAATTATCGAGGACGTCTTGTTGTGTCATGAACCCGCAACGGACGGCATCCTTGTAGGCCTGAACTTCCTTGGTAGGATCAATGTAGCTCCAGCCACGCGGCCGGAAACGCGCCTGCCAGAACTTCTCGGGCGTCGCCACGTATTCGTCGATCGAGATCCCGGGGAGCGTCCGCGCGAGCACCGCTTGCTGAATCCAAAGTTTGTGCACCCGCCATCGAAAGGCGCGGATAAAGAACTGCTGGATCTGCTTGAAGTGATCGCGCTCGTCGCCGGCACCCATGCGTGACGAGCTATAGTTGCTCTGCGAGTAGTCGCCCGAGAGCGACGGATAAGAGATGCTGATGCCGGCGGCCGCTTCCCTCACCATGTACCGCATAAACGGGTCAAGCTGCGGGTTGGGCGCCGTCATCGGCTGCGAGTTGAGCTTTTCGCCCGGTGCGAGCTTCGGGATGACGCCCGGCTCAAGCTCGAACTGAATGCTACCGTCCTCCTGCTCCTCGCCGATGTCCGCAGCCTCCTCGCCGCTCTCGATCGCCGCGACGATGCAGGCCTGCGCACGCGCACGCTCAATCTCCGCCTCACTGTAGCTGTCCATGTCATTGAGGCGCCGCAGGATGGTATGCATCCAGGGCTCACCGCGCGTCTGCGGCCAGCGATCCACGCACGCCAGGTGAACGATATCGGCCGCGCTGATGCGCTCGATCGAATCGAAATCGCCAAAGGCGCGGATCTCCGTCGGATGCCGGCGGCGCATCCAATACGAGAGCGGCCGATAGAACTCGTCTGACTCGATGCCGAGGCGAAAACGATTCGCATTCATGAATCCGACAGCCGAATCGAGCTGATCCGCGACGCGCTCGCCCTCGATCAGCTCAAGGCCGAGTGGCACTTCGGAGTTGCCGAAGCGCCGATAGTGAAACCGGACGAAGACCTCGCCGGCCTCGAAAATCTCGCCCACCGCGGTGCGCTCGAAGTCTGCGAAACACAGCCGCCCACCGGTGTGACAGTTCTCCGCCTCGCTCCAACGAGCGAAACCGTCCTCGATTCCGCCATTGATGCGGGCGCTCAACTCCTTGCGCGAGGTGCGAACCTGCGCTTGCATGCGGATGCCGGAGCCGATCACGTTGGTGACGATCGCACTCTTGGCGCGCTTGGCGTAGCTCGTGTCGCGGACGACGGCGCGCGAGCGATTGCGCAGCACCTTGAGGCTCTGCGCGAGCTCGGAATCGGCGCTCGTGTCGCCAGGATTCCAATCGTTCTGCAGGCGCGAATAGCGCGCGTTCTGGTACGCACGCTGCAGAATTCTGCGGCGAGGTAGCACCCTCTTGGCAGAAACCGCAGCGGGCCGCTGCATTTCCGACTGCTGCTGCAATTCCTTGAGACGCGCCTCGCCGAGCGGTGTCTGCCACCAGTTACCCACGATTGAGCCTCACTTTCAGCGGACCAATGGATCCGGGACCATCTCCCTTCTCCTCGTTGGCCACCTCGCGCTTGAGCTCGTCGCGCCACTGCCTGAGCTCGAGCGGACTGAACCGCGAGAGCGATCTACCCTGTATCGTCATGGCGAGCTGATCGCTCGAGGCCTTGCCAATCATGGTTGCGTTGAGCGCATCGAGCATCTTGCGAGCGTCGGATCGCCAGTCCGTCGACCCAGCAGCCGCTGGATCCGGTTTGACGTCTACCCAACCCTCCTCGCCTGCAACTGTTTCGCTGACCGACCCGTCCGTCGCTCGCGCCATCCAGTGATACCGGCCAGGCTTGTAGCCCGCAGTCGTCGTGGCCGCGATGGAGATCGCGTGCGAGCTGCCGGATGCAACGGCGTCCGCCTTGAAACTCGCACCCTCTTTCTCGAAGTGATACGTGACGGTCCAGGTCGGCGCGGGATAGCTGCCGCTCAAATCCCGAGTCCATCGCCAGGTATCTCCCGCGATGAGTGTCTTCGGAACTGCGCTCGAGATCGTCATCTACCACTTCCTCCAACGCTTGACCCAAGACGGCTTCTTCTCACTCGCCCAATGTTTCTTTCCCTGGCGGAACGGATCTGGCGGCGGAGGCGGCGTCGGTTCAACTTCCGGTTCTGTCGCCAACGGCTTATCCGCCTGCAACGCTCTCGGCGCTCTCGGCATTCGTTTCAGCCGTTGACCGATGATCCGAGGGCCGCCGCGGCCGATGAATGCCGCGTAACCGTAAACCCAGCAATCCTGCGCTTCTTGCGCAATGCCCTGGACGCGCGGCTTCCATACGGTGACCCGGCGGCCTTTGACGTAAGCGTGTAGCCGCGTCTCGCTGGTGAACTGACGACAGAACTCCACATCAGCGGACTCAGGCAGATGTATATAGCCCGCACCAGGTTGGGCGACCTTCTCGAGCCGGCCGTAGAGCGTGGCCTTGATCGTGTCGACACCGACGATGAAGAGCGGCACTCGCGACGTCGATACACGCGAGGCTTTCTTGGGCCATGCGAGCTTGCCCGTACCTGCCTGGCCCTTGACCGCCCAGATGCGGAAGCGTCGACGCGCGACGCAGTAGTCATACACCGCCTGTGTATGGTGGCCACCGGAATCAAAGCCTGCAGCTTCAATGCCGAGCTTGCGATTGTCCTCAGTTGAATACCGCCGCTTGAGGTACTCGTCGACCTCCTCCTTCCACAGCCGACGGTCTCCGGGATCGCCGCGGATGACATGCTTTTCGAGGATCCAGCACTCCTCATCCGCACCCCATCCGAGGAGCTCGCACTCGATCCGGTCGTCCTGGACGTCGCCGCCGACCGTTAGCATCAGTACGCCGGCGGGGATCTCGCCGGGGCCGTAGGGCTCGCGCCTGGCGAGCAGGCCTTCGGGCTCTACAGTCTGTCCCGTCTCTTCCCAGGTCTCGGCCAGGGAGGTGTTTACAAACGTCTGCAAAGTCTCGGGCAGCTTTTTTGCCTCGAGGAAATTGCGGACCATTTCCTCGAGCCGCACGAATGGCGAATAGGCTTCCCAGATGTGAAAGCCAGCAATACCCGTGAAGGGTTTCGAACTGCGCCACTCGCCGAACGCAAGCGCAGCGATCCGCTCTCCATCATTCCAGAGCGCGCCGCAACTCCTGCAGACGTAGCGCGCCGTATCCGGCTTGTCGTCCTCCCACTTCACCTGCGCCCAGAACAGACGCTGCATCTCCTTGCAGTGCGGGCACGGCACAAAGTAGTAGCGCTGATCGGAGAGTTCGAACTTCTCCTCAATCTGGCTCGCACCCTTGATGGTCGGCGTCGATCCGCCGGCAGTGCGTCGATTCCAGAACGCGGTCTGGCGCTTCTTGCCCAGGCTGATCGGATTACCCTCCGTTCCAGCACTGGCCGGATAGGCATCGACCTCATCAAAAAGAACGATCCGAATCGGACGCGCTCGTAAACCCGATGCCGCGTTCGCACCGGCAAGCGTCAGATGCCCACCCGGGAACCGCTTATGGAGAAGCGTGTTGCCACTGTCGCGCGAGCGCGCGTCCGCGATCTTCCCACGCAGGACCGGCGTGTCGCGGATCATTGGCGCCAGGCGGTCCTTTGAAAATGCTTCCGCGAGGTCGAGCGTCGGCTCCACCAATAGGATCGGTGCCGGATCCTGATCCACGTGATAGCCGATGAAATTCTCGCAGAGTGTGGTCCATGTGACCTGCGCAGACTTCATCACCCAGAGCTCACGAACCGCGACATCCGTGAACGCTTCCATGATCCCGCGAACGAACGGAACCCGATCAGTGCGGTATTGACCTGGCTCCGCGCTGCTTTCTGGGCTGAGCTGGCGGTGCCGGTCCGCCCACTCGCTTACCGTTAGCCGGGGCGGCGGTCGCAGAAGCGGCAGGATCGCCTGCAGCATCGCCAGCGTATTCGATCGAGCCTGTGCCTGGCTGATAGGCCGCGAGCTCAGCGAGGATCCGCTCGTGCTCTCCGGCAATGATGTCTCGAGCAAGGTTCGGATTCTCTGGGTTCACCAAGGGCGCGAGCTTCGAAGGCGCGGCGAGCAGACGTGCCCGAAATGAAGCCAGCATGTGGCCAAGCTCCTCCGCGATCGTGTCGAGATCTGCGAGCTCGCCGCGATGCTCTGCATTCTCCAGCGCTGTCTTGTCAGCCTGTTCGCTCGCCAAGCGAGCGCGTTCCTGCTCGAGATCGAGCTCCGCATCCTGATCCGGCACGCGCCGACGAAGCAGCTCCTCGATCACGGTCGGCAGATAGTAGAGAGCCTCGCGCGCGGTCCGCTGATGAGGTTTGAGTCCCCAGTTTGTAAAAGCCTGAACCGAGATCCCAAGCGTTCGCGCTGTGAGGGTCTTGTTGAGCAGGAGCTTCGGCTCAAAATCACTCATCGCAACAACAACCTATGGAGCGCTGGAGCTAGTGATATTTCGGGGCGGCGCTGCCACCCGTTTGCTTTGAGCCAGGAAGGACCCGAGCATTCATATGCCTTGCTGCAGCCGCCGCTTGATCTCATGCGCGATGCGACCGCGCCATGTCTGTCGTGCCACGGCTTGTAGCCCTGCGATCACGCTACGTTGCATGAACGTTCTTCGCACGCTGGGTCCACGTAGTCCCTTGAGTGGGAAGCGCTCTCGCCCAACGCGGACCACAGCCCTACCATGCAGCAGGAAGCTGTGCCGATATATCTTGCGTCGCGCCCACGCCTTAGCGGATACGCCCGCAGCCTTCTGGCTTGCGGCAAAGCGCCCGATATTCGGTGCATAGGGGTAAGCGTCGACATAGGCGATGAGCTTGTCCTTACTCGCACGCCTGATATAGATGCGCTTGCGCACATCCTTCTGCTTGATGCTGGTCTCGGCAGCGATGGCACGGACCGCCTCGGTACGCACGGCCTCTGCAGTACGGTTAATGGCCGCTGCCGCGGCTTGATCGATCTTCCTTTCAAGCCCCGCGAACTGGCGCTTGAGCCCAGCAATATCGAGACGTACATCAATCTTGATCATTCAACGCTCAGCTTGAGCGTGAAGATGTAGGTATCCCCGCCCGTCGTCACGATTGTGCAGGTGATGAAGTACGTCTGCCCTGCCGTTCCCGCCGATACCCGAGCGCTGCTCAGCTGCTTTATGGCATCAGTCTGCGGATTCGCAACGGTGATGCCCGTCTCGCCGACCCAGTTGCCATTGCCACTGATCGTGTCGACAGCATTGTTGCCGATCGCCCTGCAGGTCCAGATCACCGAGCCATCGGTGACCGTGAGCGCAACCGTCGTCGGCCATGTCGGCTCACGCGCTCCGGTCTGCCCGGCCGTCGTGCATTCATACTCGAACCCGTTGGGGCGCGATGGCCGCACGTACGTCGTCGTGACGAATCGCTCGCCCGGGCGCCACGTGTGGCCGAGGTACAGCCACCATGGGATTTCGTAGGTGACGGCCTCGCCAGGCTTCTTCGTCCGCTCATCGTAAAGACGCTTGGTATCAGCCATTGCCGATCACCCGGCCGTCTGCTGCAGAGACCATGAGGCGCGCGTCTCCGTAGGTGATGCTGAGTGAACGTTCGCTCGCCGGCGTCAGAAGGTGCAATCCAACAACACCCGGCCCGGTGATTACCGGCGGCGGAATGAATACGGCGCTCAGCGACCATGCGAGTCGTGGCCGTACCTCCGCCCTCGCCTGCCAGCCTTGAAGCTTCGCCGGCGGCACATAGTCGACCAGCGTCGAAATGACGCGACGCTCGAGCTGCTGTGTCCGCGAAATCTCACGTGACCAGGAGATCGCCGCAGCCGCCGGAACGAAAACCGCGGCCGGTGCGACGAGTGGTGCAAGCCACGGTGCCAGAATGCCTGGGCTGCGCGCCGGCTCGCGCGACCAGGTCAACATTTCGGCAGCGGGCACAGAGTCCGCCTGCACTGAGAAGGGAGCAAGCCAGGGCGCCGGCAAATCGATCGCAGTGAAATCGCGCCGATATGCTGCCGCCCAATAGGTCGGCGAGCTGATCGGCGAATCCGGTGCCGAGGGACTGAGGAACGGCGCAATCTCGCCGGGCGTGATTTGTATCGGATACGGCTGCCGCTGCGGAGCCTGCACGGCTGACTGTGGCACATAGGTCTGTGGCGCCGGCAGCAAGGCTGCAATGCCGGCCGTTACAAGTGTGGCGCGTTCATCCTGCGCCCGGATGATCTCCTGCGGCGTCGACCCCTGGAACGGATAGAAGCCCGACGGTGGCGTGTTGAAAAACGCGACCTCGGTGTCGGGCCGCTGCACCGGATAAGGATCGCGCCGCCAGGTCGTCGATTTCCCTACTGGCACCAACGTCGGCGCCGGCGCAAGAATCGCCGCAACGCCCGGCTGCGGTTGCTGCACGGGCCAGACTGGAGCCGCTGAGATCCGAGCGATCAGCGGCCCGCCGAACGGATAGAAGCCGCTCGCCGGCGTCAGCTGCGGCGCGAGTGATGGCCGCTGCGGCTGCTGGCTCGGATATTGACGATAGATGCCAGTGCTCATCGATTGGCAGCCGCAATCTGTTCAGCCGTTGGCTGCAGGAACGTGTAACTGCGCAGGCGCGCGTACTGCACCGGATCATTTGGATCGAGGCGCTTCAGCCAATGAATCGGATAAAACCACGGCCCTGATGTCTTTATCCAATCCGCATGGTTGCAGTGGACCTCGACGATCCATTCCGTAACCGCCTGGCCACAGTCCGCACAATTGACGAAGGCGAGGTGTGGCTCGCCCATGACCTGCACGAGAAGGCCGCTCTCCTGCTTGCAGTGAGAGCGGCGTATCTCTGCCAGATCGCCAGGACGAGGACGCTCCTCCTCGTGCGGCCGCGGCGTCTTATAGATCGCCGCCGGGTCCATTTATCCGCCGCGGAGCTCGCGGAACGAGATCTCGCCGTAGCGGGTGGCCGATTGCGGCGCGACCTTGAAGGTCTGCGCAATGATGCCGCCCTGGGCGACGAGGATTCGCTCCTCTGGCGTCGCCAGCCACTCCGCACCATTGAGATCATTGAAGCCGCGGGTAACCGCTTCTTCGCCGTTGGTTCCCTCGCCGGTGGCCGTGATGCCGGTCGCCGTAGTGCCGAGCGATGCGTCAGTGGTCGGATTGACCGGGTTCTGCTTCAGCACCGTTGTGCCCGCAACACCCGTCGTGACGGTGGCGCCCGCGGTCTTGCGCATCAGGAGCGCGGCCGCGTACTGCGCCGACGTCGCCACAGATCCGTTGGTGAGGCTCGAGCGCAGGATCTCGATCGGTCCGTTCACGCCAGCCTTGAGCTGGATCACAGTGATGGCCGTCGAGATCGAGACGCCGAGATTCTTCAGGATATAGCACGGTCCGATGAACATAGTGAATCAGTCCTCAGTGGATACGACGGTGCAGCCCTTGAATGCGTCCGGCCCGCCGTGGCGCGGCAGCGCATTCGCCATTTGATCTCGCGCATCCTGCTCGGAATCGAACTTCGCGGCCTGGGGCGCGCGCAGTGCATCGAATTTCGGCAGGCGGATATCCTCGTGACCGATCAGCACGTCATTCAGAGTGATGGCGCGCGTCTCAATGATTTCGAACTGCGTAAAGTATTCACCGCCTGTGGTCACGATGACGTATCGCATGACTTACCTCGCAAGAATTGGATTCTGGTTCGCTCGCACAAACGGGGGGTCAGGCACGAACGCGCTCTGGAAATCGCCGAACTCGAAATCATCAAGGTTGTCGGCGGCATTACTGGTGCTGGAATACGCAAGGCCCGCGGCGTTGCCGGAGGCGATATTCCCGTCGGTGCCGGTGGCAAACTGCACGTCATTTTTGTAGAGCGTCCACGCATTGCCGACCCACTTCATCTTGCCAATATCGCCGGCAGCAAATGTCGTCCCGCTCCCACTGGCGACGGTCGCGCCGAAGGAACCGCTTGCGAAGCGGTCTAACGAGTAACCGCTCGCGCTGAAGATGAAGCGGTAGTAGGTCCCGCCAGAGGAAGCCCGCCAGATAACCCCGTATCCAGCGCCTACCCCGTCGGCATGCGTGACCGGGAGTCTGCCTTGAACGTAGCCGTCATCGGGCGCGGTGACCGCCGTATAGCGGTGTGCGGCATCGCCCCCTGCGCCGGACGTGGTCGCAGCATTGCTGACGATGGTGATCGCTTGGGCATGGAGCGATGAGCCCCAATTGCCGCCGAGCGCGCCGTCGGCCCTGTTGAAGTCGTCAGTAGCGAGAGCTGTCATATGACCCCGCTACTCGTCGGGTTCGGGCCGCCTGCGAGGCTTCCATCTCCGGCTTGCCACCCATCGCCTTTCACGGGATCAGTTCGTCCCGACGGGATCGCTCCGGGTGCAAAGCGCGTAGACCGGCCCCAGCTGATCGGCCGCGACGGTCGCTACGTTCTCGCGCCCCTCGACCGAGTAGTAAGCGGTGCCTTTCCCAGCGGCGTCGATGAGACGCCGATTCGTGTTGCAGCCTGCGCCGACAGCCACTCGCGCCTGAGTGCTGGGGAGCGCCGCAGGATTTCGAGTGCCGTCGGCGTTCGCGGCGTAGACGGGGCGAGTAAGCGAAGTACCGTTGGCCGCGACCACGGCACGTGGCCCATATCGGGATACGAGATCAGGTATGCGAGCGGCTTCGTCCGCCGTGAGCGCGCGCCCGACGGTGGCAAACGCTGCGTCATACTCTGCCGCTGTGCGCAGGCCTTGCGTCGCCCAGGCGGCAGCCTTGGCCCAATCGAAGAAAAGCGCATAGGTGGACACTCCCTTCGGCAGGTCACACGCCCAGAAGGCGACGTACTCAACGCCGGCGATCTCGAGCTTCGCGTTCTGCTTGAGGGGCCAACAGGCGGGGCGTTGCGCCTGCGGCGGAGGTGGAGGCGGGAGCACCGCCGCCTTGCAGTCGTCCGCTCCCGGCGCGGTCGGCGTCCATTCGTCACAGACCCAAGTGGTCCCGGCGCAATCCGCCGTGCAGGCGCGTCCCTGCCCCCATTGATCGACCGAGGGCGGGGCACATTGGTTGAAGCGCGCGGTCGCTGGCGAGGGCGTCGCGGGCGGAGCACAGGCGACCGGAGGCGGCGGGGCGACGGCGTTCGAGACGGTGAAAGTCGCAGACTGTGAGGCTTGCCCGCTGGCTGTAACGACGAGCTGATGCGAGCCGTCGGCGACCGAGGTAGTGTCAAATAGCTCGGTATCCTCCGGCATCGCGATCGGCACCACAGTCTGCGAGGTTCCGACAACCGCGCCATCGAGCTTGAAGGTCCACGTGCCGCCCGCTGGATCAGGGACCAGGCGCACGTTGATCTTGCCCTTTACCGTGGCAGCATCGAGCGGCTGATAGCCGGTGCCTGGCGTCGGCGAATACTGCATACCCGCCTCGGCCTGGTGCGCGATCAGTGCACACAGTGCAATTCCAATTAGCAGCAGGCGCCAGGCAGCCATATCACCTCACAAAAAAAACGGCCCGGGATTACCGAGCCGCGCGCGTTAATAAGGCCCGAGATATTGAAACCTGGGCCTTAGGGGGGTGCGTTGAATGATCTGATCGAGCCGCCGATACCATTCAGCGAGTTCAGATTCTGAAAGTGGACGCGGTGCAAGGCGCGGGTAACGAGATCGGACACGGGTGAAGTACTTGCTGCGACCGCGTGCGCCTCGACTCTTCATCGCATTTGTGGAGCCTCCAGAAACGACGAAGCCCGCACGATGGCGGGCTGTAAAATCGACAAGGCGCAGTTGTCCTTGGGTGCGGAACCTACTATTTCAATGAGATTCAGTCAAGTAGCTAATGCACACTCGTTTTGTTTTGACCCGTTTTGGGTCGTTTCACGATTTTCATTGACCGAAGGGGCCTACTCATTCGCATTGGAGCCATCCCAGCATTTGCGAGCGGCCCATCGACAGCCATCCCAAATACTTCAGCCGAATCTCTTCATAGAGTGGCTGGAAGGTTCTGCACCATTTTTGGTCACTTGAGTCCATGAGAAGCGGGCGCAGCCCGTGCGCCGAGTTAAAGACGCGTGCGTGGCGTTCCTCATCGAGGTGCATCGATACCACGTCGTATCGATACGGCGGCGCTGAGAGCGTCACCATCGGCCAGCAGCGGCGTGTGATGCGCTTCGAGGCCCATGCGCGCAATGACGTCTCGAGCTCGGGTCGCACCGAGTCATCACCCGCGTAGGAAAATCGCAACGCGTACCAGTGGTCGCGTTCGACCATGCAACCCGCCATGCCAGCCTCAGCGACCGTCCATTCCGGTCGCGGACCCGTCGGTAGCTTAGGTAGTTGCACGGTCCCTGCGGCGGTCAGCGCCAGGAGTCTTTCAGGCGTCACCGGACTAGCGCCTCGAATTCTTCATCTGTGATTGCTCCCTTCTCTTGGTACCCACCCGCAGAAACCAGGCGTTTGATGGTGGCCTCTGAGACCCCGTAGTCGATCGCGAGTTGCTTGCGAGTCTTTCGCAAGCGCGTCCAGGACAATATCGCGTCGACGTCCTCTTCGGACAGTTTGCGCGGTCGGCTCAATAGGCACCTCGCTTCCAAGGCTTGGCTTTCACCCACTCTCGGATCGCGTGGCGCTCTGCGTCGGTGAGATAGGTCACACCGTCGGGGTAGTACTTCATCGAGGCAATTTCGCGCGCGAGGCGCTGAGCTTTCTCCGTTACGTACTCACGGCTACTCCATACCTTGACTGCGCTCCAATGTCTCGAACCGTCAGCACTCATGCTGTTGCCTTCGCGTGCAGATCCCGAAGAACGTCACTCGACGTGCGCCAATATCGGATCGTCAGCGAACGCTTGTAGCACTCGGTTTGAAATTCAATCTGCGCGGGCTCCAGACGGTTCTTGCCCTCGGGATTCTTGCACTCGACCGGAAACCAGTCTCCACGGTAGCCGCAAAGCCAATCGCAAGGCGTATCGAGCCTGACCATATAGGCGCCAAGTGTGCGCGCCAGAGCGACCAGCGCCGGTTCGTTTGCGTCCCTTTTCATCGCATGGCGAGACATCACGCGCCTCTGCCCAACGGTTCGGTCTCGTAGACGAACTCGATGTTTTCAGCGAGCAATGTCACGACCACTTCGCCGACTTCGTTCGGTCGATAGATCACCCGAAAGTCAAGTACGCCTGGCAACTCGAAACCGTCGACCAGCACCCTGCGCGCCACCTTATTGACGAATACAAGCTTGGCTTTCATCACGGTCCTCCCCTCCTCGTCGGCAAATAGTCCTCGGGCGGCCACGGAAATTTCTGCCGCATCCAGGTGCCGTATTCCTCTTGAGACATGGCCTTCACAATCAGAGGCTTCAGTGAGGCACGCGCTTCAATACGCTTTGTGCGCGCAGAGTCAGCACATTTCGTCGCTGCGGATCGCGTTGCCACTGCTCAAGCTCCGTTCGATAGCCGCCTGGTGTCTCTAGCTCGCGCGGCTCGCGAAACCCGGCCTTGCGTGCCTCGTGCAATACCGTCTGCCACTTCGGGTCCATGTCTCGTGCAATCTGCTTGTAGGCGACGCCGCCGAAACGCATGGCATTTCGGATGTAGTTGCGAAATGCGGCTTGCCAATCCCGATACCGCCAGCCGCGAGCCAGAGCCTTGTCGCAGAAAATCGCGAGCGTTTCGCCGCCGTCGATGGCTGGATATCTCTGTGATAGCCAAGTGCACGTAGACTCCGAGAGTTGGAAGAACTCCGGAAGAAAAGTCTCTCCTCTCTTCACTCTTATCTACCCCTTACACCCCGTAGACCCACACGAACCCCTTACCCCTACGGCATCGCCGAGAGTTGAGTTCGCGTGGCTTACACCCGCGTGAGCCCAATCAGCCTGCGCAGCACTTAAGTTTTCGCCTTGCTGCGGGAAGCATCCCCCCTGAGGCGCGCCCGGATATTTATGTCCCGAGGCGACGGGACACTGAATTCATTCGAAGCTATCGATTAGCCCACCACGCATGCGCAGATCGTCCGCGCACAATCCTTGGCGTGCCTTTCGATATATGAATCGGCTCAAGTTCACCCAACCGACGCCCGATCCAGCGCTCAGCATGGAATACGTTTTCACCCCTCTCGCGCGACTGGTATTCAGCGAGTTCCCACGTCGTTGACCCAGGGTGACAGCGAACGAGCGCGAGCGCAGCGTGTTGCTGGCGGCTCAGGTTGCCGTTTGACTTGATGCGTTCGGCAGCTTCGTGCGACGTTTCTGGATCGCTGCGCCGAGCGCGGGGATAGTCGGCGAGCAAATCGAGCTGCGTAGTCATCGGGTTGGCGCAGCTCCAGTTCTCTGGAGCACCGCCATGGCGTGCGGTACGGATGCGCCATTGATCATTTAGCCACCGCCAGCGGGCCGAACTTGCGCTCTCGGTGGCCGAGTAACTTGTTGAGGCTTTCAATTCCGTCGGCAATGCGACGGTCGAGCGAGCTGCGCTCATCGTCCGGCTCGAGCCAGGTCACAGCGAAGCCGAGCTGCTGTGCTTCGTAGCTTATCGTGGCTTGAGAACCGGTCTCTTTGGCGAGAGCCTTGATCAGCAGCAATTCTTCGATATCGAGTTTCTGCGAGTGATCTGCATTCAAACAGGATCGCAATTTCTGCGCGGCGAGAGTCGGTTCCATAGATGGCCATAGACGCGTAGCGACTTTCTTGAAGCCGCCAGCTGCAGCCACATCGGCCCCGATAGCATCAAGAATCGAGTCATGGAATAAGTCGTGTTGCGAGATCATTACTTGGCCTTACATGGAAAAGGTAAGAACAAGTAAGTGCTCTCAGGCAGCCTGTTTGCCGAACACATCAGGCCGCAAATCTTTGCGTGTGACTTTATTTTCAGTGACACGCTCGATGGCCGGCCACCACTCCGCCTCGATGAGGCTTTCATTGCGCAGCCAATAGGAGATGGTTTGCTGACTGACGCTAGGTCGATCCATGTCCTCGCGGATTGCGGCGGCGAGCTTGGCTTGACCGCCAGCGATCTCAATCGCGCGCTTCAGGGCGGTCACATGTCGCTTTGGCATGTGACGGATTTTACACAAGGATTATTGTTTGAGTCAACCCGTATCGTTGTATGACAGTCAACAAGCGCTCTTGTACTGTCCCCTCATGGCTGGCAAGTCGGCGCGTGGCAGGAAAGATGAGAAGACGATCGGCGGTCGTTGCTGGACCGCAATGTCGGATACGATGAGTGAGAAGGATCTACTTAACGCGTGCGGCAAGATTGGCGGGCCGAAGATCAGCCAGCAGATTCTAAATCAGATTCTCAACGACCAGCGCAAGGCGTCGAAATACACGCCAATCATTGCTGCGGCGCTCAACGTCCATCCGTTATGGCTCGCCTACGGCATCGGTCCGATGCGAGAGGAGAAAGGATCACGCGGCCCAATGTCGAGCCAAGACCACAACGATCTCGCGTTTATGCAGGCATTTCGTGAGCTACCCCATCATTGGCAATTCACGCTGCGCAGCATCGTCCAGACCGTTGCTGTCTCCATGCGCGCGAGCAATGGGCAGTTCAACCGCGCAGCCGAAAAGATTACGGCGAAGCTGATTGCCGATCATCCGGAGCTCGTTGACAAGTGAAACGCACGCTTGTTGCTCTCGCATATTGTGCGCTCTTGGCCTGCGGCGGCGGATCGCACGATACCCCAATACAAAGTCCACCACCGCCTTCACAGCCTACAGGCTCCATACCGCCAGCAGGTCTTTACGACCTGGAAATCAGCGCCAACAACGCGGTAATTGAAGCTGGCGAGATGGTCATCGAGCCAAACGGAGAGGCTGTATTTAGCGGGATTTTGCACCTTGGATTTGGTACGTGGAGGATCTCTGGCAGTGATGCGGTGCTCATCCTCAACCAACTAGCGCTTGGTGGCTTGCCACAGCCAATATCACATTCACCCGGCGCTCATCCGCCGGCCGAACAAAGAAACATCCGCGTACAGAAATCCATGACATCGACCGATTGGTTTGGCGATGGAGTGAGATTGTTTTCCAGAAGCACAAACGCACCACCGCTAGCCACAATTCAACGGAATTGGCAGTACCGCGACATCATTCCGTTCACCACGGATGGCAGTAATAACATCGATTACAGCGCACAGATTGATATCGACGTAGTAGGTCTGCTCACAGGATTCGACACGAACGGCTGTCGCTTCGACGGTCAGCTATCCGAACGTACCGATGGTATGTCGATTTACGCCCTGAACATATCAGCGTTCAACTGCGGCGCGACGCTGCGCTTCATAGAAGAAGGCCAGTACATCGGCAGCGCCTGGCTGATCCCAGGCAGCAATGGCCAACAGGCCACTCTGATCCTTCTCGCCATCAACAGACCTCAGCAAACCGGCATCTACTTCAGGCTAACGCCCCGATAGTTTCTGCGCCCGAGGTTTTGAGCGCAGCCTGCGCGTGCGCAACCATGCACAAGCAAACTTGTTGACCGCAACAATAATGCTTGTATATACTCCCGCACATGGTCCTAACCGTCATGTGCTGTTCCTGCCCAGATTGCTCTTTCGAGGAGCGCATTGCAGCCGCAATGAGAGCCGCCCAAGAGCGGGCGCTGAAGGATGCGCTCGCCATTCAGGACTTGCGCCGCCAACACGAGGAAGTGATCGGCGTTGCCCTACCACGTCCGATGCAGGTTGCCGCTGGAGGGCGCACAAGGGAATCACGATGAGCACACCAAACGAACAGATTTCCTACTTCACCCACCTGGGCTGCCGCGTGGTCATACGCTTTATCTGGCAACCGGATCTCGGTCGCCATATTGAGAGCGTCGAATTGTCGACACCTGCAAAGCCGGTGCGGTCGTGAGCCTCACCACTCTCTCTCATGATTTCGCGGTGTTGCTGGTGTGGCTCGGTGCCATCGCATTTTACTTTCTGCTGGCCGGTGCGCTCGTATCCGTCTTCGGGCGCGTGATCGCATCGATGGCGAAGGACAAGCGATGAACGCCGTGCCGATCACACGCCGCGCGCGTTACCCGCTGATCCCGGAAGCGCTGTTCGATGGACTCGAAGGTCAGGCGAGCGGATGGGCGGCAATGAATTCAGCGCGACTGATCCACGACTTCCTCGACAAGTTCCATGAGGAACTGAATGACTTCGCGTACCAGGAGTACGAGGCCATGAGAGCGCGCGAGGCTTCGTTCAACGCCCAAGTCGACCAGGCATGGCTCGAGACGAGGGACGCGTGAGCGACGATCCCATCCGCACCGTCATTGAACGCGCAAAAGCCGAGTGGCTATCCGTCCTCTGCCGCAGCGTCGATGATCTGCATCCGATCTTTCGCACCGATCAGCTTCGCAACATCGAATTGCGGCTGCGCTGGGAACGCGCCTCGCGGTTGCGCTACGTATTCCCCGACCTGCGCGGCGAACTCTCCGGCGCCGGCATCGACATCTTCCGCGCGTTTCAGATGCGCCTCGCGAGGCATGTCCGCAATGCGTGCGTCGCCAATCGTCCTAATGCCAAGTTCCGTGCTGCGCTGCATGCGCGTACGGGCAATGTGGTCCAACTCCGATCGAGCAGCCATGGACGAGGACGCTGAACTCGCCTGCTGGCACGCAGTTGAATTGCAACTGCGTGAGCAATGGGAAACAGAACGGTTGATGCGGGGTAGTCCCGCGAATGAAACGCTAATGAACATGGAGAACAGCAATGCCTCTTCCAGTGAAGGACAACGGCGGGAAGGATTTCAAGAAGGTTCCGCAGGGCGTCCACGCAGCGGTCTGCAACCTGGTGTGCGACTGCGGAGTGCAGCCGGGCGGGAAATACAAGCCACAACGGAAGGTCTACCTGCGTTGGGAAATCCCTTCTGAGCGCATCGAGTGGACTGACAAGGAAGGACACCCGCACGAAGGCCCGATGACCATTGGGCGCTTCTACACGGCCTCGCTCTCTGAGAAAGCCACCCTGCGTCGCGACCTCGAGAACTGGCGCGGCAAGGCTTTCGCCAAGGAAGAACTAGAAGGCTTCGACCTTTTCAAGATTCTCGGCACTGCGTGCCAGATCATGGTCGCGCATAACACCGAGGGCGGAAAGACCTACGCCAACATCACCGGGATCATGGGCCTCAAGAAAGGAGACGCCAGACCAGCCGCCGAAAACACGCTCATCAAGTACTCCCCCGATGAGCCGCAGATGTTCGACCAGCTGCCTGAGTGGTTGCGACAGAAGATTGCGGACGGTGGCGGCGCGTCAGAGACGACGGCGCCTGCTGCGGACAAAGATGATTTCGATGACGAAATTCCTTTTTAGCCATGGGCCGTCCATCACAAGGCTACCATAACGCCGCGGGGGACAAGATCCCCGGTACGACTACCGTCATTGGCCGCTTCAAGGATTCGGGCGGCTTGATTCAATGGGCTTACAAGACTGGCCGCGATCATGAGCGCATGGTGGCACAAGGCAAGGAAGCGCCGCGCCACTTGTACGATGTAGTCGAGAAAGCTGGAGAAGCCGGCACCATCGCCCACGACATGATCGAGGCATTCATTCTCGGCAAACCCACGCCGACAATTGCCGCCTCGGACGATGTGATTGCAAAGGCATCAAACGCCTTCCAACAGTTCGGCGAGTGGCACGAGCAATCACGTATCGAAATCATCGCCACCGAGCGCTCGTATGTATCAGAGCGTTACCAGTTCGGCGGCACTGTCGATGCGATTGGCCGCGACATGAAGGGACGTGTCGTACTGCTCGACTGGAAGAGTTCGAATGCCGTCTACCAGGACATGCTGATCCAGCTCGCCGCCTACGCGCTGTTGTTGGAGGAATGCGCATCCGACTGGACCCCAAAGGGGTTTCATCTGTTGCGTGTCGCCAAGGAATCCGCCGACTTCGCGCACCACTTCTTTGGCGAACTCGAAGACGCCAAACGCTCATTCGTGCTGATGCGCGAACTCTATGCCCTGGATTACGGGCTCAGGAAGCGTGCCGCCTAATGGAAGTGTGGCTGCAAAAGGATATTCGCGGATCGCTCATCGCTGCCGACGAAATGGCGAGCAGTGCGCTGCGCAAGTTGAAGCTGAGCGAGCCGGTACTGTGCGAGATCCGTCAGCCGCGAAACGGCGCCATGCATCGGAAGTTCTGGCGCCTCATCACGACCGTGTGGCAGGCGACTGGCCAGTGGGACTCACCCGAAGACTTGCTCGTCGAACTCAAGGTGAAGCTCGGTATCGTGCGTGAGGTTGTCATTCGCAGCACCGGAGAAGTTGTCAAGGTACCAGGCTCCATCAGCTATGCGCGCATGACCCAAGGCAGCTTCGATCAATTCTTTGAACGTGCGTTACGCGAGTTGTGTTTGATTGCAGGCGGCATCGACAGCGATGCATTGCGCGAGGCGGTGCTTGAGGAACTTGCGGCATGAATCTTCGTGACGCTGCCCGTGGCCGCACCTGTCAGATCCGCGCACCAGGCTGCATCGGCGGAACGGAAACAACGGTACTCTGTGCATGAGTGAAATCGTCGTAGATAATTTCGCTTGCGGTGGCGGGGCATCTACCGGCATCGAGTGGGCGCTCGGTCGTCCGGTAGATCATGCGATCAATCACAATGCCAAGGCGCTCGCGGTCCACAAGGCAAATCATCCGTACACGCATCATTGGCACGAAGATATTCGCAGCCTCGATCCGCGTCGCGTGGGGCGCGGCTCACCCGTGGGGCTCGCCTGGTTCTCCCCGGATTGCACCTTCCACTCGAAGGCGCGTGGCGGCAAACCGTTCCGTGACCGCAATCGCGCCAGGCGCATCCGCGGACTCGCCTGGAGCGTCGTTCACTGGGCTAAAGTCAGGCGCCCACGCATCATAATGCTGGAGAACGTCGAGGAATTCGCCGATTGGGGTCCGTTACTCGATAACGGCAAGCCTGACCCGGTGCGACGCGGGCAGACATTCCGCCGCTGGCATCGGATGATCGAGAATCTTGGTTACCAGGTCGATATGCGCGAACTGCGTGCCTGCGACTACGGCGCACCGACGTCGCGCAAACGACTGTTTGTGATCGCGCGGAGCGATGGCGAGGAGATCGTGTTTCCGGAAGCCTCACACGGCCCCGGAGCCAGTCCCTATCGAACTGCGGCTCAATGCATTGACTGGTCAATTCCGTGCCCCTCTATCTTCGAGCGCAAGCGCCCATTGGTAGAGGCAACCATGCGACGTATCGCGCGCGGGATCATGCGATACGTAGTCAACAACCCGGCACCCTTCATCGTCACGATGCGCGGCACGGATGGTTCCCATATCGATCGAAGCGCAAGCAGGCTCGCTGAGCCGCTGCGCACGGTGAGCGCGTCCGGCACTCATCATGCGCTCGTCATGCCGTTCTTGACTGAGCATGCGAATGCCTCGAGTCAACGGAACTTCCGCGCCGACGAGCCGTTACGCACGCTGTGCGCGAATGTCAAGGGCGGACATTTCGCGCTGATCTCCCCGACTCTGATCAACACACGCAACGGCGAACGCAAAGGGCAAGCCCCGCGCGTCCGCGATATCGAGCAGCCCTATCCGACGATCACAGCGAAAGGCAGTCAGGGTGCGCTGGTGGCCGCGTTCCTCGCGCGTCACTACGGCGGACACGAGAACGATGGCTCCGACCTGCGCTCGCCCATGTTCACGATCACGACGAAGGACCATCACGCCCTCGTCCACGCTTTCTTGATCAAATACTACGGAACCGACCAGGACCCTCGCCTTGAATCGCCATTAGGCACGGTTACTACGAAACACCGCTTCGGGTTGGTCACCGTAGAAGTTGATGGTGAGCCCTATGTGATCACCGATATCGGCATGCGAATGCTCGTACCACGCGAACTCGCCAGGGCTACGAGCCTGCCAGATGCTTACGTGCTTGACCCGGAGTACGAGGGCAAGCCGCTCACCCAGAGAGATCAGGTATGGATGATCGGCAATGCTGTGCCGCCAGTGCAATCAGAATCTCTTGTGCGCGCGAATTTCAGCGAATTGGTTGCCGAACGTGCGGCATGACAGTTCCGAGCGAGAGAGTTGGGCATGAGTAACGCCATCGACAGCAAGGCCGCTGGGGTCATTCTCGGGGTTTCCCCTGAGACTGTGACCGAGTGGGCGCGCCGTGGCAGAATCCCGGCCGCCCGGTTCGGGAAGGACTGGCGGTTCGATGCCGACCAGTTGAGAGAGCACCTGAAAGCAACGGCGCAAGAGAACGTCCGATGTCGCTCTACCGCAGACCCAGCTCACGACGTTTTTGGTGTCGCTTCCAAGTCGGCGGCAGAACGATTCGCATCAGCACCGGCACCACAGACCGGGCGCAGGCAGAGGAATTCGAGACCGCACTTCGCGCTCGTTACTGGCGGGAAGCAAAGCTAGGCGAGACGTTCCACACGCTCAGCCAAGCGGGCGAGCGGTGGCTCAAGGAAACCGAGAAGCGGACGAAGGCGAAAGACGAAGGGATCATCAAGTGGTTTATCGAGAACTCAGGCAATCCACCTTTGCGCGCAATCGATCGCACCGTTATCGATGCGGCACGGGCGAAGTTGCTGGAGGGTTTGGGCAAGGTCACGGTCAATTACTACTTGGGCGTGCTGCGCTCGATCATGCGCAAGGCGCGCGACGAGTGGGGCTGGCTGGAGAGCGTGCCGAAGTTCCCGATGTACCGGCGCGAACTCGGGGAGCCGCGGTGGCTCACGCGCAAGCAGTTCAAGACGCTCGTCAAGCTTCTGCCGCCGCACAGCGCGGACCTCGCGCGCGTTGCTGTGGCAACCGGGCTTCGCAAGTCGAACATCACCGGCCTCACCTGGGACCGCGTAGACCTTCGGCGCGCGACGGCCTACATCCCCGGACCACAAGCGAAGGCGGGGCGCGGAATCCCGGTCGCGCTCAACTCCGATGCGGTGCGCGTCATCAAGCGGTGGAAGGGCAAGCACGCGACGCACGTATTCAGCTACCAGGGCGAGCCGATCAAGTACGTCGTGACGAAGGCGTGGCGAACGGCCTGCAACAGGGCAGGCGCCCCGGGCTTTCGATTCCACGAACTGCGCCACACGTGGGCGAGCTGGCAGATACAGGCGGAGACGCCGCTCTCCGTCCTCCAAGAGATGGGCGGCTGGGCGAGTTACGAGATGGTCAGGCGCTACGCGCACCTCTCGCCCGGTCATCTGCGGGCCTACGCCGACCGGGTTCTGGTCACACCCGCAGCGCACAAGAGAAAGAAGCGCGCCTAAGTCATTGTTTTGGTGGTGAGGGGCGGAGTCGAACCGCCGACCTAGGGGTTATGAATCCCTCGCTCTAACCGTCTGAGCTACCTCACCATTGATCCGGCCGGGCGAAAAGGCGGCCGATTCTCGGCGCGCCCCCTGGGGCTGTCAAGCGGACGGCCTCACTCCTGGATTCCTGGACTCGTGTGATCCAGGGCATAGATGAGCAGGCCCGTCAGGATCACACCAGCCACAATCCATACGGTCACGCCGGTCTGCGCGGGATCGGTGCGCTCGACCTGCAGGATGCTGATGTCCGTGTACGGCACGCGAACGTTCTTGCCGACCAGCGCGTCCGGCTCGAGCGCCGTGACGCGGAACTTCAGAGTCTCTCCTTTCTTGTTCGTCACCTCGACCTGTTCGCCGACCTTCACGGCGGGCGTCTTGCCCGGCTCGGCAGGCATGGGCACGCCTTGCAGGGAGGTGCAGGCGCTGAGCGCGAACACCAGCGTGATGATCCAGGCTATCGATCGGTACACAGCCCCGTGCGTCGTTGTCAT